GATCCCTAAGCGAAAGCTAGTCTCCAAGGAGAGTAGCTGACGCCTTGACTCTCCTCCTGGTGCAGCAAGACGCTGCACCACTACAACCCCGAACCCGAGGTTGTAGGCCAGGAAGACTCCCTACGTGGTTAGTAAGGAGTCCTCCATCGGAGCTTTAGATCGACGCGCTCCGGGCGTCCTGCACGCTCAAGGTGTCGTCTGTCAAGAGGCTCGCGGCCCCTCTTCAGAAGATACTTGAGGAGGGCGGGCTCGCCATCCAGCATTGAAACTGGAAGGCGAACATCGACCACATATCCCTTGACTAAAGGGGTATGATGGTACGGATGCACTCTTTCTCCCTGGTAAGGAAGCATTGAGTGTCGCCCAAGAACCGCGGAAGTGGAATCCACGATTGGATAGCGGCCCTTAAGGACCCTATCCAACCGGTCATCCAACCACTGGCACGTCTTCCATAGGCCCAGCTGATAAAGCTGGTTCCGCAAGGAGACGGTGGAAATAACTTCCGTGGCGTGCTCCAGTCGTGTAGGGAGTTTTTCACGAACGCGAACGATAGAAACATCGTTCCCGTCGTAATAGTCCCTTCCGCAAGACTCTCTGAACTTTCCAGTCCAGAAAGACTTGCTGCCATTCACCCGAAACCCAAAAGCTTCGAGGCGGGCAACGACTGCTGACACAAAGTCTACGGGGACAATGATGTCGTCCCCATAGACCACCACCTGGCCCACGAATTGTTCAACTAATTCGCGGGTAAGACGGCGATTGAGCTGCTCTGCTATTGCCTGAAAGATAATGGTAGTAAATACCATTGCCTCAAAGGGGAAGCAGAGAGCTGAACCCATCGACGCGAACTTGGACAAACGGATGATGCCGTGTCCAGGCACGTCAGCCTTCCGAGATCTACAAGCATCGACTGCCCCTGCAAAGTCGGGGAAGCCAGCAAGTAGAGCTCGTACATGCTGATTGGAGACGCGATCGCTTGCTTCACTAAGATCTAGTGTAGCAAGACTGCCTTCAGATGAACCCTTAAGGGCAAGACGCTGGTTGGGCGTCTGATCATCGAAGTACATGATCTTCGACAGGAGTCTATCCCTGCGAAGCTCATCGAGAAACACCTCGAGAAGAGCCTGCTGTGCATATTGCATGCACGTAGGCTCGATCGCGATGATTCTCGGCGTCTTCAACGTTTTAGGTACAGTAATGACCCTCACGGGTCGTTCCTGACCGGGTTCGAGGTAGGTGACGTTTTCGAGGAGCTCAAAGTAACTCCACCCTGGCGTTAGGAACGTCAGAGATGGAAAGAACTCCTCTAGACGCAGGGGCCACTCTGAC